GCAAGACGGCTGAGACCGCGCTGACGATCAACGCGAGCGATATCAAATTGTGGAAGCGGGGCGGCACCACGGAGAGTAGCAAGAACAGCGGCGGGGCAACGCATATTGCGGACGGGCGGTATTACGCGACGCTAGACGCCACCGACACTGATACGACCGGGGAATTGATAATCAATGTGGCTGTCGCTGGTGCGTTGCCTGTGCGGCTTGTGTGTTGCGTACTGGAGCAGCCTGTATTCGATGCGCTATTTGCGTCTGGCGCGGCTGGGTATAGCACGCTAACGGCGCAGCAGGTTTGGGAATACTCGACCCGCACGCTATCCGCGTTCTCGTTTACGGTCTCGGCCAACGTCACGCAGTGGAACGGAGGGGCGTTGCCGACGATTCCGACCGCTGGCGAAAACGCTGACGCCGTATGGGATGAAGCTTACGCAAGCCATGTTGCGGCGGGTTCGTTCGGCAAGCTGATGGACACGCTGCGTAAGTCGAACTACGTCACTGATGGCACGGTAGCGAGCGGACAGACGCCGACTACGACGGTGTTCCGCTCGAATCTGACCGCTCCATCGGGCACGTACGACCATCAGACATTGCTATTTTTGACGGGCACGCTGGCGGGCGAAAGCAGGCCGATTGACACCTACTCACAGACGAACGGCACGTTCACGCTGGCTGAGGCGTTGACATCCGCGCCGACTGTGGGCGATGAGTTTGTGCTGCTGCCGGATCACGTTCACCCCATCACCGCTATCGCGGCTGGGGTGCGGACGGAATTGGCGGTCGAGCTCGCTCGCCTCGATGTAACGGTCGGCAGTCGGTTGGCGGATGCGGATTACACGGCACCGCTCGATGCGGCAGGTACTCGATCGGCTTTGGGGCTGGCTGCGGCTAACCTGGATACGCAGTTGGGCGACTTGCCAACGGCAGCCGAAATCGACACGCAACTAAGCGGCACTCATGGCGGCGGAGCGTGGGGTTCGATCGGCAGCGGAAGCGGAGCGTATACGTTCACTGTCACGGTGGATGATGGCACGACGGCATTGCAGAACGCAACCGTTCGCCTTGTGGAAGGCGTCAACAACTATGTCGCGGTGACGAACGCAAGCGGAGTTGCCGTGTTTGCGTTGGATGCGGCAACATACAGCGTGGCCATTTCGAAGGCTGGCTACAGTTTCACGCCAACAACCAAGGTGATCGCCAACACGACGTCGCAGACCTACTCGATGACGGCGGTGACGCCTACGCTTCCCGCTGCGGCCAACCTGTCGACAGGCACGGCCATCTGCTACGGCACAACGGGATTGCCGTTGCAAGGCGTCGTCGTGACAATCCAGCAGGTGCAAGGCACTGGCACGGATGGCTCGGCCTACGATGGCGACACGTTCACGCTGACAAGCAATGCAAGCGGCGTGATATCGCACAACGGATTTGTTCGAGGGGCTACCTACTCGATACGGCGTGGTGTTAGAGGTGAGGCGAAATCGTTCACGGTGCCGAACGCCGTATCGTTTGACCTGTCGGAAATCGTGGGGCGCGACTAATGGCCAATGCAATCCCAGTACGTGGTGAGCGGTCAAGGGGTGACGCATACAAGCATCGACCGACCGCTAGGCAGCGTGGTTACAGCCGCACATACGAAAAGGCTCGGGCGATTGTCCTAGGCCGCTATCCATTGTGCCGAGTATGTGAAACACGTGGCGTGGTGCGTGAGGCTGTGGAAACGCATCACGTCGTCCCGGTGCAGGCCGATCGTACGCTAGCCGATCACGTTGGCAACCTGTTGCCGGTGTGCCAGCAATGCCACGACGAGGTTGAGGGGCTGTCGTGGCATACCCTACGCGAGAGGTACGGGTTGACCAATGAATACCCAGTTGATGGGTGACAATTCAATTCCCACCCGCAAGGTGGATTTTCAAAAACCCCCCTATGGGGGTACCCGGGGTGCCAAAAATCTAGGTTTGGAGTGTGTTAGGACCGCCGTTGCAAGGTTCCGTGAGTTTTGGGCAATCAAAAAACGGCTTTTGCCATATTGGAACTAGGAAACATGCCAGCAATTCCCAAGTCGATCGCACAGCACATGGCCGATGGCACGTATCGAGCCGATCGGATGGGTGACCGAATCTACGCCGACCCCATTGGCGACATCGGCGAACCGCCTGCCGACCTACCCGCGCACGGTATGCGACTGTGGCATGATGTCGCCGAATCGCTATCGCAGAGCCTTGGGCAAGGCGATCGAGCGGTTTTGGAGGGCATGGCTCGATGGTGGTGCATTTTGCTCGATGAACTTCGAGCGGTGACGCAGGCCGGCGACGATCGCGAGCGGCAAAAGGCTGTCGGCAATGCCGGAACGGCAACACGGGCGTTTATGTCGATGGCCAATGCCATCGGGGCAACACCAATCGCCCGTCAACGTCTTCGAGGTGCTGCGGCTGATGCGCCGGAGGACGATCTATTGGCACTACGACGAGAGACAGCATGATTGCCACCGAACCGCCAAAGCCGCGCGAGAACGTAGCCGCATATTGTGACGCGGTGATGCGTGGCGATATCGTCGCGTCCAAGCTGGTCAAGCTGGCGGTGCAGCGACATTTGGCGGACTTGGAGCACGCCCACGAACGCGGCTATTACTTCGACGCTGACATTGCCCACCGGGCGTGCATGTTTTTTCCGAAGGTTTTGAGGCACTACAAAGGCCAGTGGGCAGGCCAGCCGTTCGTGTTATCCGATTGGCAGCAGTTTATCATCTGGAGCTTGTTTGGGTGGCGTCGCAAGGTTGACGGCTTGCGGCGATTCCGTCGCGGATACGTCACTGTCGCACGTAAGAACGGCAAAACAACCCTCGGTGCTGGTGTCGGTTTGTTGTGCCAATACTTCGATGAGCCGAACGAGCCGGGAGCCGAAGTGTACGTGGTGGCGACGAAAAAAGAGCAGGCGCACATCTGCTACGATGACGCGGTGCAGATGGTGACTGCATCGCCCGCGCTCAACAGCCGGTCGAAAGTGCGTAAGGCTCCGCACGCGATATGGTATGTCAACCAGAACAGCAAGTTCATGCCGTTAGGGGCTGACAGCCAGAAAGACGGACTCAACCCGCATTGCGTGATCGAGGACGAGCTACACGCCTGGACGGAACGGCAACGCGAATCGAAAGAGAAAATGGAAACCGGCGGGGCTGCGCGTCGCCAGCCGATGCTTTTGATGATTACGACTGCCGGTAGCGATGATTCGATTATCTGGCTACAGGAAGACGCTGCGGCAGTTCATGCTGTTGAGGCTGTTGCGAATGGCGAAGTGTATGACGACGAGCTATTCGCGTTTATCGCTCGGATTGACGACGAGGACGATCCGTTTGACGAAGCATGCTGGGCGAAGGCCAACCCAAATTTAGGCGTATCGGCAAAGATTGAATACCTTCGAAGCGAATCGGAAACAGCACAGCGGCGACCGGAAAAGCTGGGTGCGTTCATTCGATACAACTGCAACCGCAAAGCCGAAAAGGAAGATAAGCCGATCACGGCGACGCGCTGGAAACGCGGCAATCAACCTGTCGTTGTGGCTGATGGAACGTACGGCCATGGCGGAATTGACCTAGGCCGCTCGAATGATTGGTGCGCGGTGTCGCTAGTGTTCCCGGAGTACATCGAGCGGGCTGAGGGCAAGTCGCCGGTGAAGTATTCGATTGTCTCGCGTTGCTGGTGCTGCGACGAAGGCAAGTTTCGGCCGGACTACGAACCGTTTCGCGGCTGGGCCAAACGCGGACTGCTCAACGTGTGCCGTGGATCGGCCGTCGATTACGCAGCGGTCAAGGCGTGGATATTGGAGATGGCTGGGAAGTATCAAATCGAGTCGTGGGCGTTCGACCCGGCTTTCGCCGCTAGCTTTGGACAGAGCCTCCAAGAGGAACACGGGCTGCCCGTGTTTAAGTTCACGCAAGCGCCGTACCACTACCACGAACCGACAATGCGGTTTTTGGACGCGTTGGACGCTGGAATTGTGTATCATGGCGGCGATCCGGTGTTGGAGTGGCAGGCCAAAAATATGGCCCTCTACCGCAATCACAAAGATCACGTCATGCCGATGAAGGGCGACGAAAAGCATAAGGTTGACGGCATGGTGTCGATGTTGATGGCGTTCTCCGAGTGCATGTACGCGGCGCGTAAACCCTCTGGGTCGATGGTTGTTTTCTAGGAGCCTACATGGAACCGCAAAATATTTCCGCAGGCTCCAGCGCGTTGCAGCGATGGATTCAGGAGGCGTTTGGCGAGTCGCAGGAATCGCTTGGCGTGGCGGTCAATCCGTCGACTGTTCGAGGGATGCCTGCCGCTTGGTACAGCCTAAACAAAATCTGCGGCCACATCGGAAGCCTGCCGCTCAATCTGTACTACCGCGAATCCGACGGCGACGCGGAGATTGCCCGCTTGCATCCGGCGTATTGGCTTGTCCGTCGCCAGCCAAACGCGTTGATGACGTCGAGCGTTTGGCGGGAGACGATGCAGCATCACGCGTTGCTGCACGGCGACGGACGATCGGCGATCGTCCGCAATGGGCGTGGCGAGCCGAGCGAGCTTATCTTGATGAGGCCGGATGCGTGGGCCATTGTTGTCGATCCTGGCCGACAGATCGTAGGCCAAAACGTGCCTGCTCGTAAATGGCACGTTCGGATTGACGATCCGACATCGCGGATTTCGGACGAGGACGTGCTGCACATCATGGGGCTGAGTGATGATGGCTTTTCCGGGCTTGGCATCATCGACGCCGCCAAGCAAACGCTCGGGCTGGCGATTGCCCAGCAAACGCGGGCCGTGATGAGCGAAAAGAACGGCGCACGCGTCAAGTTTTTACTCAAGGCTCCGCCTGGGGCGTTTCGTTCTGAGGCCGATGCCAAGCAGTTTGTCGACAAGTTCAACGAGTTTCATAGCGGTCCGGAAAACGCGGACAAAGTTGGCTTGATCCGCGAGGGGCTGAGCGTTGAGCAGATCAGCCAGACGAACGCTGAGGCCCAATCGATCGAAAGCCGCAAGTTTTCGCGGCAGGATATTGGCTTGCTGTTTTGCGTTGAGCAGATGTTGGGCGATGATACCAGCGTATCGTACAACTCGCTGGAAATGAAGAATCAGGCGTATATCAACAACTGCCTACAACGCTGGATGATTCGCTGGGAAGAGGAGTGCGCCAGCAAGCTGTTGACGACAACGCAATTCTACTCGGATCAATACTATTTCAAATTCGTGACGGCCGCGTTGCTTAAGGGCACGACAAAGGAACGCTACGGCGTGTATCAAATCGCTCGCCAGATTGGCGTGATGAACGCGAACGAGGTGCGCGAATTGGAGGACATGAACCGACGCACGGACCCGGATGGAAACTCGTATGCCAACCCAGCAATTACGACTACGCCGCCCGCGACAACCGAACAACCTACCCGCACAACTGAGCCGCCAGCGGTTGAAGCAAGGCTCCGCAAGATTGTCGCGGCGCGGATTGCGGCAATGGCGAAAGTGGAGGTGAGCCGAGTGATGCAAGCATCAGCAGAACCGAACTTTACTGGCTGGCTCGACAAGTTTTACGCGACGTGGACGGAGCGAGTTGCATCCGCTGTGAGCGAGTGTGACGGGCCGCCTACGCTCGCCAATGATTGGACGGCCGAAAGTAAGCGGCGATTGTCCGAAGTCGCTAGCCGCGTTCCTGATGGGCTTGCGGAGGCTGTCAGGGCTGAGACAGCGTTGTGGCAAGATCGTATCGACCAACTAGCAACGGCCATCGTTGCGGGAGATGTCACATGAAGGAAATCATGCTCTACGATGAAATCGGGCCGTCTTATTACGGGCTGCTCGATGGAAAATGGATGGTCGACCAACTGCGCGAAGCTGGCGGGCAACCAGTCCGCGTGCGTGTGAATTCGCCGGGCGGGAGCGTGTTCGAAGGGCAGGCCATGTATTCGGCGTTGGCCGCTTACACGCCTGGCGTCGTCGTGCAGATTGACGCGTTGGCGGCATCCGCCGCTTCGTTTGTCGCCATGGCTGCAAGCCGCATTGAGATTGCGGCTAACGCGATGGTGATGATTCACAACGCGTGGGGCGGGCTGTACGGCAACGCCGCCGAGCACGAAAAAGCGGCCGCGTTGCTGCGGAAAATCGACGAACAGCTTGTGGATCAATACGCGGCGAGAACCAAGCAGGATAAGGAAAAGATCCGCGAGTGGATGGCCGCCGAAACTTGGATGACGGCGGAGGAAGCGGTCAAAAATGGATTTGCCGATGCTGTCGGCCAGCAGCTAGCGATCAAAGCTTGTGTCCGCGATGGGATGTTTGCCAAAACGCCTCAAGATTTGCTCACAGGGGCTGCCAGTGTATCGCCAAACGTCGCGGCGGCCGCCATGCGTCGCCGACTGGCTTTGGCGCGAGCATCTTGCTAGGACGCGTCCAGTAGCGTATATTTCGATGGTCGCGGCGTCTTGTTAGGTGTCGCGGCCAAACCAATCGAGTCTCTTGTTAGGGGCACGATCCAGCTTACGCCGGGTTGTGCCCTTTGTCGTTGGCACCCGGCCAACTTCAACAGGAGATGCCAGATGAAATCGAAGGTTTTGCAAGAAAAGATCGCCGCTTCGCTCGACGAAGTTCAGGCGCTCACCAATGTGATCGACAGCGAAAACCGCGAGCCGAAAGCGGAGGAATCCGCCCGCATTGCCGAGTTGATCGGCGAGGACGGAAACGGCGGCATTGTCGCCAATCTGAAAAAGCAACTAGCACAAGCCACCGCGTTCGAACGCGAGCTTGCCAACGTGCAAGCCAGCCGCCAGATTCCTGCTGTGCACGAATCGAAGGGCGTGCTCGATGCGAGCAATCTGTTCGCTCGGATTCGCATTCCCGCGAAGGCCACCGCTCGGGCGCCGATCACCGCATTCCAAGGTGAGCACGCCGCGCAGGCCGCGTACGGGTTTGGCAAATTGGTGATGGCCGTCGCTGGCAACAAGTCGGCTGGCCAGTGGTGCCAGGACATCCTTGGCATCGACGTCCAGAACGCGATGAGCGGCAGCAGCGATTCGGACGGCGGATTCCTGATTCCCGTCGAATACGAGGCCAACTTGATTCGGCTGGTCAATGAATACGGCGTCATTCGCCGTGCCGCTGAAATTGTGCCAATGGCTCGCGACGTCAAGGATACGCCTCGTCGAACCAATGGCATTACCGGCTATTGGATCGGCGAAACGGGCACGCCTACCGAGACGACGCCTACGCTGGACATGGTGAAGCTTGTCGCCAAAAAGCTGGGTGCGTTGAGCTACTACAGCCGAGACGTTGACGAGGACTCGGCCATTGCCGTCGGCAATCTCATCACGCAGGAAATGGCGCTCGCCATGGCCTACAACGAAGACAACGCCGGATTCAATGGCGACGGAACGTCGACCTACGGCGGCATTGTCGGTGTTAAAAACGCACTGGCTGCCGGTGCGAAATACACCGCGATCGCTGGCAACCTGGGGTTCCAAAAGCTTGACCTGGAAGATTTCGAAGGCATGATCGCCAAGCTGCCAAGCTACGCGTTTATGAACGGTGGGCCGTCGTGGTACATCCACCGGTCGGGCTGGGCGTTGTCGATGCTTCGCTTGGCTGCGGCTGCTGGCGGCAACACGACTCGCGAAATCGCGGGCGGTGCGTCGCAGGTGCAGTTTTTGGGCTATCCGGTGGTGTTCGTCGAGGTGATGAACAACACGACTGGCGACCAAGCCAGCACGGACGGACTTGTTTACTTTGGCAACCTCCGCCAAGGCGTCAAGTTTGGCGATCGGCGCGGGGTGACGGTTGACCTGTCTCGGGAAGTGAAATTCCTGACGCAGCAAATCGCCATCCTCGGCACAGAGCGGTTCGACATCAAAGTTCACGAGACAGGCACGGCCAGCGTGGCTGGCTCGATCGTGATGCTGTCGACTCCTGGCAGCTAGTGTTGATTGACATTCTCGCGGCTAGCAACCGCTAGCCGCTTTCCCGCATATCAAGCAAAGGAATCAAAATGAATCCTGCACAGCATGACAAGTTCGTGAGCATTACGCCGCCTGCGGCGATTGTCGACAACGCCAGCTACACCACGGCGACCATTGATACGGCCGGATTCGCTTATCTGCGAGTCTTGGTTTATCTTGGCGCCACCGATATTGCCATGACCGCTCTGAAGCTGCAAGAAAGCGACGACAGCGGCATGAGCGGTGCGGCCGACATCACGGGGCTCGTCTACGGCACCAGTGCCAGCATTGCGGGAACGACTTCCGCTTTGCCAACTGCCACGGACGACAACAAGTGTTTCTCGTTTGAGGTGGACTTGCGGGGCCGCAAGCGGTACATCGATTTGGTTGCCACTGCTGGCGATGGATCGACTGGCACCTACCTTGCCGCGTTCGCTCTGCTGAGCCGAGCCGGTGACGTGGGTGTGTCCGCTTCGGAACGTGGGTTTGGCGCCATCCTGCGAGTGTAAGCCATGCAAGGCGAACGCCGAGCTATTCGCACAACGTCACCGACTTTCGAGCCGGTGACGTTGGCGGAAGCGAAAAAGCATCTTGAGCTAGCCGACGACGACAACGCGCACGATGCGCACGTGCTGCGGCTGATTCAGGCTGCACGCGAGCAAGTCGAGCATGATTGCGGCGTTGTACTGGCGACAGGGACGCATACGCTGACGCTTGACGACTTCCCTGGCGAACCGGAAATTTATCTACCGGTGAGGCCAGTACAAAGCGTGACGTCAATCACGTACATCGGCGACGATGGAAACACCTACACATTCACGAGCGCGGATTACGCGCTCGACAACAACGAGCCGATCCCGGAAATCAAACTTGCCTACTTGAAGGATTGGCCATCAGCCAGAGGCGAACCGAATAGCGTAACGGTGACGTTTGTTGCTGGCTACGCGTCGCAAGCCGCGATTCCGCAAGCGTTCAAGCAGATGATGCTTGTTGACATCGCTCGACGATTCCAAGACCGTGAGGGACTGGAAAAGCTGACTGAAAACATGGCTTACGAACGCATGATCCTACGCTATCAACGACCGAGCTATCCGTAATGGCTGCACGACTTCCGCGAATCATCCCGCAGACAGCCCGGCTAGGCTCGATGCGTCAACGCGTTGACGTCAAGCGGCCGGCTACGGGCGTCGATAGTCGCGGACAGATCACGGGAGCCGATGTCAGTCTGACGATCGCTTGGCCATGCGAGATACGGACATTGACGGGCGTCGAGCTAATCAACGCCCGCCAAACCTACCCTACGGCGTCGCACGTCGTGCGCGGTTGGTGGCGGCGTGGCGATCAGATTACGGTGAGGCATTACTTGCAGTGGGGAACGCGACGGCTGAATATCGGGCACGTCAACGACCTGGGGCAGGATAAGGGGCTGATCGAGCTTTTGTGCGCGGAGGCTGTCGATGCTGCAACTTAAAATCGATGTTCAAGGCATTCAGCCTTTGATTGGCAAGTTCGACATGCTGACGAACAGCGTTCGTCGTCGCATTTTGCGGCGGGCGAATGTTTCCGCCGCTCGTCCGGTAAGATCAACCGCACGCAAGACAGCGGCGTTTGTCGATCGTTCTGGATTGTTGCGGCAGGCATTGATTCTGCGGACGAAAACCTATGGCACTGGCATCATTGCCAGCGTGATTGGCGTTGATCGCAACGCACGAGGCATCTATCGCGGAAAAAAACGGGTTCCGGCCAACTATGGCCACTTGGTCGAGCTTGGCCATCGAATAGCCGTAGGCCGTCGCGGTGGCTCTGTTCGCGATGCTGTGCTGTTACAACGTGGCAAGAAGTTTTTGCAGCCTGGCCAGACGCAAGCCGTGAATGCCGGGCAAGTACAAGGCAGGCCGTTTGTTGGTCCAGCGTTGCAAGTGAATGTGTCAGGATCGATTGCCAAGTTCGCGCAAACATTCCGCCGCAATGTCGAACTGGAGGCGTCCCGCTAATGCCAGACGTTGCCGAACGACTACGGACATTCCTGACGGCTGACGCTGGCATTGCTGGCGTTGTGTCGACGCGGGTGCATCAGGGCATCGTGCCGGAATCTTCCATCGTGCCGTTTATTTGGTTTCGTCGGTCACGCACCGACGAACCGCGTACGCTGGACGGCGGATCGCCTTCGGGATACGAGCAGTTTTTCGACATCGAATGCGTTAGCGAAGACCTGGACCAATGCCAAGATTTGGCGTTGGCCGTACGCGACAAGCTGAACAACTATCGCGGCGCGTTCGCGGATAGCACCGTCAAAGGGATTTTTGTCGAGGATCACAGCGACGATTACATTCCCCGCAGTGTCAGTAGCGATGACGTGGCGCATGTCGCCGCATTAAGTGTGCAGATAATTCCCTAGGAGAAAGCCATGCCTACGCCAATCATCGGACTCGGGACGGTTGTTACCGTCGACTCGAAAACCATCGATTTAATCGTCAACGCCAAGCCTCCAATGCGCGACCGCGAGCTTGTCGATATCACGACGCTGGACGCGACGCTGCAAACGTACATCGCAGGAATCGAAAAGCATTCGGAATTTACTTTCCGGCTGCTTCGCGACCCGGACGACACCGATCAAACGTCGCTCGATACGCTGTTTGGATCGAAGGCAATCAAGACGGTGACGATTACCTACACCGACGCGACGCCAACCGTCCAGACGTTTAGCGGATTCGTCAGCAAGGTTGAACCGTCGCAGATCGAGCACAACCAGCCGAACGCGTGGGATGTTACTATTCAGCGGACATCGGCGTTTACGTAACGGTCATTTAGGAGCAATGGCGTGGGCTACAAACTGAAGCGGAAGGCGGCACGATACGTCAACCAGGATCGCGGGCTCGACTTCGAGCTTGTTGAGGCTGACGGCAAGGCTGGGCTAGAAATCGCGAAGCGAATTCTCGACGCGCAGACTGGCGGCAACGACAAGATCGAGGGGCCGGTGCTGGTTGATTTGTTCGTTTACCTGCTGAGCGTGTCGATTGTCGAGCAGGACGGAACGCGACCGCTCGACAACGACGCGGGAAGGGCTGAGCTTGCCGGATGGCCGATTGACGTGCTGATGGAAGCCGGTCAAGAAGCCATGACAATCAATTCGGCAGGGGCAGCAGCAAAAAACTAACCGAGGGCGAGAAGTGGGCATATCGCTTGTGTCTCGCCCTTGGCTACAGCCATCCGGATAGGCTCGCTGACGAGCTTACCGCGTCGCAGGCGGACGGATGGCGGCGTTACTGGTCTGAGGAGGCGTGGGGCGACGTAAGGGCCGATATGCGGATGGAAGCGTACGCACAGCGGCACATTCACGCCGTCGAAAACGTCTCGGGATTGTGGCCGCACTGGCCGCCGAAAGAAGATCCGCAAGCGGTGCTCGAAAAGCTGCGAAAAGCCAAAGCAGAACGAAGGGCGGCATTGAATGGCGACTAACGTAGGCAAGCTGGCTGTCGTCGTTTCCGCGAGCGCTGGCGGGCTATACGCGGGGCTGACAAAGGCACAAGCCGCCATCAAGCAATTCGGTGCGACGGCTACGCAGGTAGCTGGGGCTGCAGGGCTGGCATTCGGCGGGCTGTCCGCCGCTGGTGCTGTTCAATGGGCCGTCGGGCTGGCAGCCAACCTGGAACGAACGCAAATGCAATTCGGCGTGCTGATCGGAAACGCTCAACAGGCGTCGTCGATCCTCGGCCAGTTACGGCAATTTGATATTGTGTCGCCGCTCGGGTTGGAAACATTGCTTAGCGGCACCAATACGATGCTGCAATTCGGCGTGGCGACACAGCAGGTTGTGCCGATTGCCAAGATGCTTGGCGACGTCTCGATGGGGAACGCGGATCAGTTTTCGCGGTTGTCGCTTGTTATTGGGCAGGTGGCGGCAGCCAGCAAACTTACCGGTCAAGATCTGCTGCAATTCGTCAATGCGGGGTGGAATCCACTCCAGCAAATCGCGCAGCGTACGGGCGAAACGATGGCTCAAGTGCGTGAGCGTATGACGGCGGGTGCTGTCAGCTTTGACGAGGTGCGTCAAGCCTTGGTCGACGCGACATCGGCGGGCGGTCGATTCGCTGGCATGATCGAGGCTGGCGGTCAAACTGTCGCCGGTCGATTCGAGATGCTCAAGGGACGCGTTCAAGCGTTGGCCACAAGCCTAGGCGAAGCAATGCTTCCTGCCGCGTCTAGCGTTGTCGGTGCGTTGGAATCGATGGTCGCGGCGATCGGCAGCATCGACGGCCGATCGGCGTTGGCTAGTGCCCAAGTGATCGCGTTCGCGGGGTCATTCTTGCTGACCGTCACCTACGCTGGCCGCGTTGTAGCCGCAATGAAAAACATCGTCACCGCCATCAGGGCCATGAGCATGGCACAGGCCGTGTTCCAGGCTCTATCTGGGCCGCAGGGCTGGGCTACGCTCGCGGCATCGCTAGTCGTGGCCGCAGGGGCCGTAGCGGCCGTTGAATTCGCGTTTTCCGGTGTGAGCACAGAAGCCGAGAAGGCTGTCCAGCAAACCAAGGCGTTAGCGGAGCAGGGCGACAAAGCTGGATCGGCGACAGCGAACGCGGTGAAGTCGGCCGCACAAGCTTCAGCCGACCTGTCCGCCAAGCTGTCCGAAGTGGCTGGCAAATGGGCTGACGCGACAGCGGGAGCGGAACGCCATCGCGAACTACTCGAACGCGGCGCCCAATTGGCTGAGCAATTCGCGCCGCCGGAAGCGGCGTTCGCTGGCACGGTGCAAGAGCTGCAAGACCTAGCGGCGGCCGGGGCGATTACGCAGGAAGTGTTCGACGCGGCGTTTGGCGAAGCGGCCAATAAGCTTGGCCAAGCACGCATCGAAGCGGCCGGACTGAATGAGCAGATTCAGGGACTAGGCGCGGCTGCCGCGAACACAATGGAAGGTTTCCGGGCAATGGCTGACGCCCGTCGAGCGACGGAGCTTGCCATAGCTCGACAAGATCAGGCGGCCAACATTCAGCAACAGATCCAAGCCGCCCAAGGCGGTGGCGTTCGAACAGCGGAAGGCGTGTTCGACCGCGAGATGCGTGATATCATGCGAGAGACGCGCGATACCTTGCAGCAGCTTTTGGACACAACCAAAACCAAGCCTACGCTCGTCGTAGGCACAGCGGAGCTTTACTAGATGGCGGTGACATCCGTTACGCTGCATTGGAGCGGGGCAACTGGCGACGCAACAGCGGACTCGCTGGAATACACGGCCGTTTACCGCGTGCAGACAGACAACACAGCAACCGGACCGGCGGCAATATTCAATTATTTTCGAACCAACGGACCGTGGCTTAAATCGAGCTACAGCTACGGCGGAGATAGCGACTCGAACGCCATATGCACCAAGGTAAGCGCTCCTCGACATGTCGCAGGATCGGCGAACGTCTGGGAAGTGACGTTCACGTTTGCCAGCCAGCCGACAGCCGGAAGCGGCGGCAGCACGCAGGCCGCACAGGCGGTTGACGCCAACGGCAATCCGTCGCAAGATCCGGAGGACTGGCGGCCGTACATTTGGTTCGCGGGCGGCACGCAGACGGAGCCAGCCGAGAAGGCGTATTACGTCAGCGGATTCACGCATCCCGTCCAAAAGTTCCAGCCGGGCGAATTGATCCGCGTGCAAAACTCGGCTGGCGATCGCATCGACTCGCCACCCGTGACGCAGGATAAGCCAGTTGCCAGAATGTATGCGCGAATCAATATCGGCGTGTTCGATGTCGACCTGCTGCGAAACGTAGGCCGTATCCTGTCGCAGAAAATCAAGATCAAGGACGGACTGGGGTATACAGGCGTATTCTTGGCTGGAACGCTCAAGCTGTCTGATCTGAACGTGATGACGAAGCGGATCGCCGTCGAGCGAAACGGACAGCGTGAACTGGTCGACTACCGCGAAGCGACAGCGGAATTCAGCTTCAATCCCGAAGGCTGGAACACTAAGCTGTTCGACCTAGGATTCAACCGCCAACTGGCGGCCGGCGATCCTGACGGCAAGGGCGGAACGGTGTCATTCACGGACATTCTCGACGGGCTAGCGATCCGTGCGCCAATCCTTGATCCGGTGTTGGGGCAGCCTGTCAAGTCGCCGCAGTTGCTCGACGGTGCCGGGCAACCGCTCCAAGACCCAACAGCCGATCCGGTTGTGATTGAATACCGTGTTCCCGACACGTTTACCCTCGGGGCAATTTCATTCCTGACACAAGCTTTCGAGGTGACACAATGAGCCTGACGACAATTCGCGGTGATCTTGAGGTGCAAGGCGTTGCTAGCTTTGGTGGCACTGTGGGCCTACCGGCTGGCAGTGTTACGACATCTACATTTTCAGCCGTCGCGGCCGATAGGTTGGCCTACACGAAGGCCGTACATTACGGGCAACACCTGTTTCAGATTCCGCTGGCGACAACGGTGGCAAGCCAAACTGTTGCCGTTTTTCTGGCCTACGGATCGGCAACAATCAGTCATCTCTGGATTCGTCCGCTGACGTCGCCCACTGGCGGCGACTTAAAATACACGGTCGATTTGAAGAAGTCTGCTGACGGCTCTGCTACGCTCACCAGCGTATTGTCCGCAGCGGTCGAGATTAGTTCGGCCGACACGTCGCAGACGCAGCAGGCAGCCAATGTGACGACGACAGGCGTTGACGCGAAGGACGTGCTCTACATCGTCATCACGACGAGCGGAAGCACTGGCACGCAGGGCGCGGGGCTGGTTGTGGCCTTGGGCATCTCGGAGCAGCCGACCTAATGAGCGACTTTCGCCAGTTTTCGGAAGAGTCAATCCGCAAGATTCAACGCGACCATTCGCGGTTGAAAGCATTGTCGGAATCAATATCCGCTCAGCAAATGGTCGAGCGTCGGGAATCCGACGTTGTGCGGACGGTGACGGGTTACACGTCGACGAACTCGGCGAATCCGACCTATCCGAACGACGGCAATACCTATGTCGTTCGCTTGCGTGATTACTACTTCACGGAAACGGCAGGGACGCGATCAAAAACACAAGCCGGCAACGGAACGCGGTCAATTGTTGCTCGCACCTGGGATGGCTCGTCACTGGTTGAGAATACGCCGGTAATTTGCGATTTGGTCTATTGCGTTGGCAAGGGCTATCGGTGGTGGATTAGACAGGTAATCACTGGCGACATCTTTCGCGTCAAGAACACAACCGGAAGCACGCTATCCGCTGGGGCTGTGCTCGAACTAACAACATCCGTTGCAACGCCGACGCGTTACGCGATTGTCCTAAATGGCATCGCTCGGGCTGGTGTCGATCCGCCATGCGCTGTGTTGCTGGCTGACGCCGCAAACAATGAAATCGTCGACGCGACAACGAGCGGCGTGTGCGTTGCTAATGTCGACATCGTTGACGCTGACAACACGCACGCAAGGGTCGTTCCTGGCGATACGCAGCTTAAGGGCGACTTCGGCGGATGGGCACGCATCATCTACAAGCCGACAGGCACTGGCGTTAAATCATGCGTTCTGCACGTTGGCGAAACGCGAACCGTACGACGCAAGGCAAGAGCAACAACAACCGTCACCGATGGCTCAACAGGATCGGCGGACGTCTACATTCAAGACTCAGCCCGTGGCAATGTGACGGTGCATTACAACTGGATGACAGGCGCGGGCAACATTGCCAACGGCTCGGACTTGTTCATCGAATATTTTCACGACGAGGACAAGTGGGTTGTCGTGGGCGCGGAGTGTGCCGCGTGAAAGATAGATTCTCCGTTGGCCGATGTTGCTGCGGATGCACGGATTGCTGCAATGGCAACGCTCCAAGTGAATTCGACATCGACTTTGGCTACACCGACAACCATTGCACGACCTGCGACGAACAAGTTGGCGGCGTGATTACGGCGGCCAGAGTGTCGGAGGAAATCTGTTCATGGCGATTCTATCGACGCA